TGTAGATTCAAATGTAAGCGATGTTCTTGAAGCATATGTTTCAAGCACACTTGCAGCTAGTAATAATGCAAATACTCAAGATATTTCTTTAACAAAAATTGATAGATCTGCTTATGCAGCCTTACCAAATAAATTAGCTACAGGACAACCATCACAATATTATGTTCAAAGACACAAAACACCAAAAATATATTTATACCAAGCTCCAGATTTGAACACTTATAATACATTAAAATATTATGTAATAAAAAGAATTGAGGATTCTGGTGCTTACACAAATGATGCTGATGTAGCATATAGATTTCTTCCGTGCATGTGTGCAGGCTTGGCTTATTATTTAGCTATGAAAAAATCACCACAACTTGTACAACAAAACAAATTAATTTATGAAGATGAATTGAAAAGAGCATTAGATGAAGATGGTCAAAGAGCTTCTACATTTATTACTCCACAATCTTTTTATCCTACTGGAGTATAATTATGGCTAAATGGGCAACAGGTAAAAGATCGTACGCTATATCAGACAGATCTGGACAAGCCTTTCCTTACAATGAAATGGTCAAAGAATGGAATGGTTCATTAGTCCATACCTCTGAGTTTGAGCCAAAACATCCACAGATTAGAAGAAGGCAAGCTGTTACAGACGCTATTGCTTTAGCCAATGCTAGACCACAAAGATTTCAAAACCCCAAAACTGTTGCTCCACAGGATATCACATTAGCTGATTCTGGTGGAGCTGCAGTTGCTGTAGCTAATTTATCATTACCTGGTGATTTTGCTTTTTCAACTCAAACTTTTATTACAACAGGAGATGGACAAACCACTTCAGTATCAAGTATGGTACCAAACAATCCAGCACAGCAAAATAGAAACAGACAACTTTCTATTGGTTTAGCAAAAGTAACAGTGAGTATTGCATAATGGCTATAACATATTCTAATTTTTTAACACAAGTCAGAGACTACACAGAAGTATCTTCAAATGTATTGACTGATAGTATTATTCAAAATTTTATAAGGTCTACAGAATTAGATATCGCAGGTAAGGTTGATTATGATGACTTAAGAAAATATTCAACATCTACTTTTAACACTGGTAAGAGATTTGTAAATTTACCTGCCGATCTTACAATTATAAGATCAATCCAAGTTATTGAAACTAATGGAAATAGAACATTCGCTGAAAAAAGGGATACAAGTTTTATATCAGAATATAATAGTAATGCTGCTACAGGATTACCTAAATATTGGGCTAATTGGGATGACTTTAATCTTATTGTAGCTCCAATACCTGATCAGGCTTATACTATTCAAGTTAATTATATAACTGATCCACCAGAATTTACATCTTCAAACCAAACTTTTTTAGCAAAATACCAAGAGTCGATGCTGTTGCATGGTACATTAGCAGAGGCTTTTTCTTTTTTAAAAGGTCCCATGGATCTATACACACTATACAAAAAGAAGTATGATGAGGAAGTACAAAATTTTGCTCTTCAACAAATGGGGAGAAGAAGACGTGCAGAATACGATGATGGGGTACCAAGAATTAAAATACCTTCACCATCGCCAAACACTATTAGTTAATTTTTAAGGAGAACAACTATGGCAATAACAGCAAATACAATCACAAATTCTTTTAAAAAAGAATTGATCGAGGGTAAACATAACTTCAGTAATTCTGGAGGAAGTGTTTTCAAATTAGCGATGTACACAAGTGCTGCCACTTTAGGAAGTGGAACTACGTCATTTACAACTGGCTCAGAAGCTAGTTCGACATCTGGCGGATACTCATCTGGAGGAAGAGCTTTAGTAAACACAGGAACTTCTGTTTCATCTGGAATAGCAATTACAGATTATGCAAACCTGTCTTTTACTGGAGTTACTTTAACAGCAAGAGGTGCATTGATTTACAATACGTCTAACTCTAATTCGGCTGTGGCTGTGTTGGATTTTGGTGGTGATAAAACTGCAACTGCAGGAACATTTACTATCCAATTCCCAGCGTTTACAACTTCAGCTGCTATATTAAGAATAGCGTAAGGAAGAATATGAATGGCAAACACTTGGGATACGCTTAGTTGGGGACAAGGAAATTACGGTGAGCAAAACAATACCTCTCCGATCCCTGCCGGACTACTTGCGAACCTAAGTGTTGGCCCTCCAACCTACGAAGGAGAAATTAACGAAGGTTGGGGAAGAAAAGGATGGGACACACTATCCTGGGGTATTTCCGGAACCCTAATATCTGACGGATTACAATTAAACTCATCACAAGGACAAGTCGACATTGATACTGAAATAAATATCGGTTGGGGTCGATTAGGTTGGAGTGTTAATCCATGGGGTATTGGAGGAACTGTAATGCCTTCACAGTTGTCTATGACAACTGCAATAGGTTCTGTTACAACAACTGCTGAAGTAAATTTAGGTTGGGGTAGACGAGATGGTTGGGGCACAAGAGGTTGGGGTAATGCTCAACAAGCAGTTACTGCACCTACTTACCCTATTCTAAATATAGGCTTTAATGGAGCAGGGGTCACCATAGACGGTGAAATCAATGCAGGTTGGGGTAGAGAGTCATGGGGTAAATCTGGATGGGGAATTCAGGGTACTCTTCAAACAAAATCATTACAAGCTAATATTTCTACAGGACAAGTTACTGCAATTGGAATTGTACAAAAAGGTTGGGGTAGAGAAGAAGGTTGGGGAACAAGAGCTTGGGGTGCGTTTGAACAAATCGCAGCTCTTACAGGTCAACAATTAAATTCAAGTCTTGGCACTATTGAGATTGATGCAGAAATTCAAATAGGTTGGGGTAGACAAGAATGGGGTAACCAAGCTTGGGGAGTTGCCTACTCTGCTGCCGCTACAGGTTTACAATTAACTACATCAATGGGTGATGAAGCAGCAGGTACTAATTTTACTGCTGAAGTATCTGGTTTACAATTACAAACTTCGATAACTCCTGTAGGAACTAAAGCAAATAACGATACTGAGATTGCACACAGTTTCTCTATGACAATGTCATTAGGAGATACTACACATGAAGGTATTGCAAATGTTCCTGTAACAGGAATGCAGATGACTGGATCAGCTGGTCAAGCAGTTGGTGGATTAATAACTCCTGTAGATGTTTCTGGAATTTCAATGTCTGCATCACTTGGAAGTATAACTTTAATCCAATCAACAGTTGAATCTATTACAGGATTTGGAATGACTGCATTGATGGGAGATGAAGGACCTATCCCACAAGTTATGGTTGGAACAACAGGTCAACAATTAACTAGTTCTATTGGTTCTGTGGGCCCAATAACTGGTACTGCAATTGTAGAATTAACTGGCATAGTATTGACACCAACAGCTGGACAGCTTAATATAAACGCATGGGCCGAGATCGATCCTGACGTAACTAATGTTTGGACAGAGGTTGATTTAGCAGCATAGATAAGGTAAAATAAAAATTATTTAGGAGAAAAATTTTATGGCATCAAGTTATTCAACAGACCTTAAACTGGAGTTAATGGTAACCGGTGAAAACGCGGGTACATGGGGTGATAAAACAAATTCAAATTTAAACTTAGTTCAACAAGCAATCGCTGGTTTTGAATCAATCGCACTTAACGATGGTGGAAATGTTGCCTTAGCAATGTCAGATGCTGCATTATCAAATGCTAGAAACATGATTCTAAAATTTACTGGAACTTTAACTGGTGCTTCTACTGTAACCATTCCAGATGGAATAGAAAAATTCTACATCATAGATATGAGATCAGTTGTAGCTCCACAAAATTTAACTATCAAAACTGTTTCTGGAAGTGGTTTTACAACGACTGAAGCAAAAATTATTGCTGCATATTCTGATGGAACTAACATGAATGAAATCGCGTTAGACACATTAGGTGGAACTATTTCAACAGGACAAATTGATGATGATTCAATTACAAGTGCAAAAATTTCTGCTAACCAAATTATTAGTACAAAAATAGCAGACAATGCAGTTTTATCTGCAGCTATTTCAGCAAACCAAATTATAACCGCTAAAGTAGCGGATGCTGCTATTACATCAGCAAAACTTTCTGCAACAACAGTAACAGCTGGATCATACACAGTTGCTAGTATTACAGTAAATGCTCAAGGACAAGTTACTGCAGCATCTTCTGGATCAGCTGGTGAAGCAGACGAATTATTTTTTATTGAAGGAAGCGGACAAACTGGAGTCATTCAAAACCCAGAAAGTAAAATGGGAGCTGGATCAGAAGTTATGGTTTATGCACAAGGAGGAGCCGGTGGCGGAGGTGGAAACCTTGGTGAAAACGGTGGCCCTTTCGGTGGTGCACAAGGTGCTCCTGGAGGAATGGTTTTCTTCGTAACAACTTTATCAACTGCATTAGCTTCATCTCCATACACACTTGGAGCTGCAGGTGCAGGAGGACCATCAGGACCAACTCAAGGTCAATCAGGTGGAGATACTATTGTAACAAACTTTATTACTGCACCTGGAGGATTTGGTGGAGAAGCTGGAAACAGAGGACCTACATCTGGAGGAAACCCTTCAAACAGAGGTATAGGAATACCTCCTGTTAACCCTCTAGCGACAGTAAGTTACAGTCCATTAGCACCTACAAATGCTTATGGTCCAAATAGTGATGGAACTTTAAACAATACATTTACAAACCCTAAAGCAGTAAGTGGACACATTATGAGAAATGTTTTCTCAGCACCTGGTACATTTGCTACATTTGGAAATAACACTGGTGGTGCAGGAGCAAATACCAATCAAAACTCTGGAGGAGTTCCGGGATCAGTTCCCCCTTCACCTGGTTTTGATGCAACAGGTAATGCATTCATCGGTATAATGGTTAAGAATTAAGGAGAATAAATTATGGCTAAGTATATTGGATTTTGTCACGAAGGTCACTCACCAGACTTTCTTGCATCAAGTGATGCAGAAAAAAACGCAATTATTGAACATACACCTTATGTAATTTGGGTTTCTGTTTCAGATGAAGACTATGCAAAAGCTCACAACGCTACACAAGATTGTCGTGAAAATGGTGGAAGTATTGATTGGGGAGTCCAACATAACCAAGTTTCTATTCCAAAAGAAAATACAGCAGATGACATTAAAAGTGAAGTAGCTAGAATTGAGAAATGGCTTTTGTCACCTAAAGCTACAGATGCAACAACAATATCTACTTGGACAGCTTATAAACAAGAACTTTTACAACTAGATTTAGATTCATGTAATACTACATGGCCTGTAACAGGAAATAATCCTATTTTGCCTTTAGAAACAAATGGTGATATTACTGAATTTAGAAACATCAAAAGATTACCCTAGTATTTTTTAAAAAATTGTTTATATTTTTTCTATGAGTCAAATCATAGAATTTCATACTCAACCAGAAATTGCTGCAGATAAATCAATTTTACCTATTCCAATTAAGTTAAATATTCCAGATTGGTTTAAAAAACTTGATGGTAAAAAAGATTTAGTAAAAAACTGCATGCCTTTTTTAGATACAATTACTACTGGTTATGCTTTAAAAACAACATCTGATATTTACATTAATCACAACTTTCTTGATGATACTAGTAAACCTGCAACTATGATGAAGTGTCCATATGAGGCTAATCCTCATTTTTATGATAGTTTGAAAATGAATGTAAATAAAGTTGGTGATGCGGAACATCCAAGGTGGCAGCTAGAAGGATCTCCTATAATTAATAAAAACTCTAATCTAAAGGTAAATAAAATAGTTTATCCATTTACAGTAAGAACACCTAAAAACTATAGTTGTTTATTTGTTCCTCCTTTAAACAACAAAGATGATAGGTTTGAAATCATACCTGGAATTGTTGATACAGATATATTCCCTTTAGAAACAAATTTTCCATTTATTATTAATGGAGATAAATACAATAAGTTAGAATTTACTATAAAAAAAGGAACTGTATTTGCACAAATAATTCCTTTTAAAAGAGAAGCTTGGAAGATGATAATAAAAGAAAAAAGAGAACCAGCTTCAAGTGGTTACTTATATAGATACTTTACAACCTTCAAACATAAATATAAAAATATTGCATGGAACAAAAAAACTTTTCGTTAACAGATCACATACATACTATAGATGAATTTCTAGATTACAGACTTGTTAACAAATTATTAAAATATATTAATAAAATAGATAAAGATGGTAAATTTGGTGACGCACACATATTAGGCGATAATGATGATCCAGATGATTCTAGGCTTAGAAAAGAAATTAGAAATACAAAAAACCATTGTTTAACTAATTTGACCGATTCAAAAACAGAACAACATTGGTGTAATTTATTATTAGGTTGTTTTAGAAAAGCCTGTAATGTCTACCAACAAAAATATGAACATATACATATAAAAGATGTAAACGATATTCAAATATTAAAGTATAATGTTGGTGGTCACTATGTACAACATGCCGATGATCATTATAATATATCAAGAACATTAAGTTTTATTTATAGAATAAATAATGATTATAAAGGTGGAGATTTAGTTTTTAAACATAAGGAAAACGAAATGATTAGATTTAAAACAAAACCTAATTCATTAGTTATGTGGCCTAGTAATTTTTTATATCCTCATGGAGTTGAGCCTGTAACTGAGGGAGTGAGATGGAGTATTGTAGCATGGGCAAGATAAAAAATGGTTACATAGTAATAAAAAATATTCTTACAAAAGAAGAACAATTATTGTTGCAGCATTACACTGATATAAAACATAGGTTTAATACTAAAAATTTTGACAATGGTGGACAAAGCGATCAAATGGATACTTGCTATTATGAAGATGCATTGATGGAAGCTTTGCTACTATCTAAGCAATCTTTAATGGAGAGAGCTACAAATTTAAAATTATTTCCTACATATAGTTTTTGGAGAATGTATACTTATTGTGCTACACTCGCTAAGCATACCGATAGAAATGCTTGTGAAATATCAGTCACAATTAACATAGCTGGTGATGGCACTAAATGGCCAATTTATATTGGTAACTCAGAAGTAAATTTAGATCCAGGAGATGGCGTTATCTACGAAGGAATAGATTATGAACATTGGAGAAATGAATATTTAGGTGATGGACAAGCACAAGTATTTCTTCATTATGTTGATCAAAACGGTAAATATTCAGATTGGAAATACGATAAAAGAGGTGGCATAGGTTATCCGCCTACTTTCACACGGTACGAAATCTGATATAATGGTCTTAAATTATGCCATTAACAAATGTACAAATAAGACCTGGATTTAATAAACAAGTTACTGCAGCTGGTGCCGAAGGCCAATGGACAGATGGTGACTTTGTAAGATTTAGATACGGATTACCTGAAAAAATAGGTGGCTGGTCGCAAATTACAAGTCAAACTGTTGTAGGAGCAGTAAGAGAACAACTTGTTTGGGCTGACTTAGATGGAAGAAGATATGCAGCACTCGGTACTAATAAAGCATTAATTATATATTACGAAGGTGCTTTCTACGACATAACACCTTTTGATAGGACAATAACAGGTGCTACTTTTGATACAACAGATACCCAATCACAAATAACAGTAAACAAAACTGCTCATGGTTTGATAGCTGGTGACTTACTAACATTTACTTCTGTTGTAGTTCCAGTAGGATCTGGTTATTCAACATCTGACTTTACGACCAATACTTTCGAAGTTGTATCTGCACCTACAGCGGATACGTTTACAGTGACAATGGCCACCGCAGCAACAGGAACGACCAGTGCTGCAGGATCTGCTACCATAAACCCTTATGTAAATGTAGGTCCTCTAACTCAGACTGCTGGTTATGGTTGGGGAACTTCTTCGTTTGGTGGAGCGACAGGAACTTTATCTAATCTAGATGGAGCTTTGGCTAACGACACAGCAGGAAACAATGGCTCATCAACAGAGATTACATTGACTAGTACAACAAACTTTCCTACTTCCGGTACTTTTAAAGTTGGATCAGAATTTATTTCTTACACAGCGGTAAGTGGTAATATTTTACAAGGAATTACAAGAGATGTAGCAGGTACAAGACAAGGACATGCAGACGGAGCTACGGTTGAATATTATACAGCTTGGGGACAAGCATCAACAACAAGTTCAGTAATTCTAGAACCTGCATCTTGGTCACTAGATCACTTTGGTGAAAAGCTTATCGCTACAGTAAAAAATGGTAAGACATATGAATGGAATCCCATACAAGCAACAGGTAATGCTCTTGAAACCAGAGCTACAGTTGTTAGCGGTGCACCTACAAGATCTGTAATGTCTATTGTTTCAGAAAGAGATAGACATTTAATTATACTTGGAACTGAAACGAATATTGGACAAACAACTTCACAAGATAAAATGTTTATAAGATTTTCAGATCAAGAAAGTATAGATACTTACCTTCCAACATCAACTAACACAGCAGGTACTTTTAGACTTGACTCTGGTGTAAAGATTGTTGGTGCTGCAAAAGCAAAAGATTATATTTTAATTTTAACAGATACTTCTGCTTATGTAATGCAGTTTGTTGGACCACCTTTTACATTTTCTGTAAGACAGGTAGGAAGTAATTGTGGAGCTATAGGTCAACATGCTATTAAATATGTTAATGGACAAGTTTACTGGATGGGTCAAGCTGGTGGTTTTTTTGTGTATGATGGTACAGTTAAAAGTGTGCCTTGTTTAGTAGAAGATTTTGTTTTTACATCTAAAGGAAATAATTTAGGTATAAATTTCACATCTGGTGAACAAGTTTATGCTGGACTAAATCACTTGTATGAAGAAATAAATTGGTTCTATCCTAAATCTAATTCTTCTGCTGTTGATAGAGTAGTTACTTTTAATTACGTAGAAAACACTTGGACAACTGGATCTTTGGCTAGAACTTCTTGGTATGATGCAACTCTTTATGATGCTCCTTACGCGTCTGAGTTTAGTAATACTGGAACGCCATCTTTTCCAACAATATTAGGAGTCAGTGCAGCTAATGGGGC